GCCACCATTTTTATCTCCCCGCGAATCGGTGGGAGCACCCGAATTGACCGCCAGGATCACCGTGCCGGCCGGGATCGGCCCGCAAACCCCGGTCAGCGACCGTATCGCCGCTCGCGCCCTCGACCTGCGTGAGCGGCTGAAACTCACCCGCGCGAACGTGGTCGACGCGATGCACCGGGCCGGCTTCGACCGGGCCACGGTGGCGTCGCTGCGCAACCTGGAGGACCGCCGCCGGCGCGAGGTCGGCGTCGACGAGCTTGTCGCCCTCGCGGCCGCGCTCGACGTGACTCCGGCCGAACTCCTCGACGACAGCCTCGACCTCGCCCCCGGCATCGCGGCGCCGGCGCCGGCCACGCGGTCCGGGGTGAGCGCCGCGGTCGTCGACGACATCGCCGCCCTGGGCGATCTCGTCGGGGTCGAGCCGTCCCTCGCCGCCGCCGCGGTGGTGCTGGCCGCGGCGATCGACGCCGGCCCGGAACCGAAGACACTGCCCGCCCTGGTCAAGGAGCTGCGGGCGGTCCTCGACGACCTCCGCGACGGACGGGTGGACACCAGCGGTGACGACGACCTCGACGGCCTGGACACCCCCGAGTAGTTTCCGGGCGCAGTGCGAGGAACTCTACGGGCTGACCTGCCCGCCGCTGTGGGGCACGCCGCGGCGGCCGGGTTGGCCGACGTTCGGCGGGCACGTGGCCCGCATCGCCGAACGCCTGGGTACGCCGCTGATGCCGTGGCAGCGCTACGCCGTCGACGTCGCCCTGGAGGTCGACCCCGCCACCGGTGTGTTCGCCTACCGCGAGGTGGGCCTGTCGGTGATGCGCCAGCAGGGCAAGACCACGCTCATCCTGCCGCTGACCGTGCACCGGCTGCGCGCGTGGCGCCGCCAGACCGTCCTCTACGCCGCGCAGACCCGCAACGACGCGCGTAAGAAGTGGGAGGACGACTTCGTCGAGACCCTCGCCGCGTCGGCGTTCGCCGGCCAGCACCGGGTCCGTAAGTCCAACGGGTCCGAGGCGATCATCTGGTCTAAGACCCGCTCGCGGATGGGCATCACCAGCAACACCGAGAAGGCCGGGCACGGCGCGGTATTGGACCTCGGCCTGATCGATGAGGCGTTCGCCCACGAGGACGCTCGCCTGGAGCAGGCGTTCAGCCCGGCGATGCTGACCCGGCCGATGGCCCAGCAGTGGTGGATGTCGGCCGGCGGCACCGAACGGTCGTACTACCTCAACGACAAACGCGCCCGCGGCCGCGCGATCATCGAGCGGCTGTTCGCCACCGGTGAGCACGGCCGCGTCTGCTACTTCGAGTGGTATGCCCCCGACCACCTCGACCGGGCCGACCCGGCGACCTGGTGGGGCTGCATGCCGGCGCTCGGGCACACGGTCACCGAGGACGTGATCCGCGCCGAGCTGGAGAAGATGGGCGAGGCCGACTTCGACCGCGCCTACCTCAACCGGACCAAGATGTTCGTGCCACCGGCCGACCTGAACGTCCCGACCCGGCAGTGGCCGGACCGCGCCGACCGGGCGTCGCAGATCACCGGGGCGCTCGCGTTCGCTGTCGACGTCACCCCGCTACGCGATCACGCGTCGATCGCGGTGGCCGGCCGCCGCGCCGACGGCCGCATCCACGTCGAGGTGGTCGCCCACCGGCCCGGCACCGACTGGATCGTCGCCGAACTCGTCCGGCTCCGCACGCGGTGGGCGCCGGTGGCGATCGGCCTCGACTCCTACGGCCCGGCCGGGTCGCTGCTGCTCGACCTCGCCGCGGCCCGCATCGCGAAACCGGTCGACCCGGACAAGCCCGGCCCGGGGGATCTGGCCCTGGCCCAGACCCGCGACATCGCCTCGGCGTGCGGGCAGTTCGCCGACGCCGTCCGCCAGGGCGGCCTCGTCCACATCGATCAGCCCCAGCTGAACGCCGCGCTCGGCGGCGCCCGCACCCGCCCCCTCGGCGACGCGTGGGCGTGGGCGCGCCGGTCGGCCACCGTCGACATCTCGCCGCTGGTCGCCGCGACCATCGCCCGCTGGGCGCTGCTCACCCGCGAACACGTCGCCCGCCCGAAGGCCAACGCCTGGGACCACGTCCACTGAGGAGGACAGCCCCGTGTCGATCCGGACCCGTGTGACCTCCTGGGCGCGGACGATCTTCGCCCGGGCGGTCATCAACGACCCGGTCCTGGCCGCGCTGATGGCCCGCTACACCACCGGCGGCATGAACCCCAGCCCGGACGAGGCCGCCCGCAAGGTCGCGGTCGGGTCGTCGATCCGGCTCATCACCAACACCGTGTCCGGGATGCCGGTCGACGCCATGCGCACCATCGCCGGTGTCGCCCGGCCGGTCACCGGCCCAGTGTCGCCGCTGCTGACCGACCCCGAGGCCAGCGGCCGCGGATTCCGCGACTGGTGCGCCCAGCTCGTGTGGGCGCTCGGCGCGCGGGGGAACTGTTTCGGGCACATCGTGGCCCGTGACCCCCGCTCGGGATATCCGACGACGATCGTGCCGGTGCACCCGGACGAGATCACCCCCCGGGTGGACAAGCGGACCGGCATCCTGACGTGGAAGATCCGCAACGGGGCCGAGCTGGCGGCGTCGGAGGTCATGCACGTACGCCTGTTCCCGGTCCCGGGTCAGGTGCTCGGCTTGTCCCCGATCGCCGAGCACGCCCGCACCGTGGGCCTGTCGATCGCCGCGGAGAAGTTCGGGGCACAGTTCTTCGACGCCGGCGGCCACCCGACCGCCCTGCTACGCAGCAAGGACGCGCTCACCGACGTCCAGGCCCGCGAGGTGAAACGCAGGTTCCTCAACGCCACCACCGCCCGCGAACCGGTGCTCCTCCCCGACGGGGTCGAGTACCAGGCGATCCAGGTCAACCCGGAGGAATCCCAGTTCCTCAACACCTGGCGCTACACCGCCGCCGACTGCGCTCGGATCTTCGGCCCGGGCATGGCCGAGATCCTCGGCTACGACACCGCCGGCGCGATGACCTACCAGAACGTCGCCGACCGGGATCTACACCTGCTGAAGTACACGATCGCGATCTACCTGACCGCCCTGGAGGGCCAGCTGTCGGCTTACCTGCCGAACGGGCAGTACGCGAAGTTCAACCGCAACAGCCTGCTGCAGATGAACCCCCTGGCCCGGGCGCAGCAGTACCAGATCATGAACCGGATCGGGGCGATCGTCCCCAACGAGGTCCGCGCCCTGGAAGACATGCCCCCGGTCGACTGGGGCGACGTGCCGTACCCGGACACCAAGCACACCGAGACCGAACAGATCGGCCCCGACGGCCAGGCCGTCGCCCCGGCCGGCAGTGGAGGCGCACCGTGACCGTCCTGCATGTCCGCGCCGACCGGGCGGCGCTACGCCGCGAGATCCGGCTGTTCACCGCCAAGCCCCACGTACGCGACGCCGCCGGCGACAACACCCTCGGAATCACCGGCTACGCGTGCGTCACCGGCGTCGCCTACGAGGTCAACGACTGGCTCGGCAGCTACACCGAGACCGTCGAGCCCGGATCGTTCACCAAGACCCTGGCCGAGCGGGACGATGTGCGGCTGCTGCTCAACCACGACGGCCTGCCGATGGCCCGGACCAAGTCCGGCACGTTGCGCCTGGCCGAGGACAACACCGGCCTCGACATCGACGCCGACCTCGACACCCGCTCCACCCTGACCAACGACGTCGCCGTGGCGATGGAACGCGGCGACCTCGACCAGATGTCGATGGCGTTCCGGGTCACCCGGCAGGAGTGGAACAGCGACTACACCGAGCGGTACATCCGCGAGGTCAAGCTGTTCGACGTCTCGGTGGTCACCTACCCGGCCAGCACGTCGACGAGCGTGAAACTCCGCGGCCTCGACCTGGTCGACGCCCTCGACGACGAGACGCTGCGCGAGGTCTACGCCCGCCTGGGCGCCCGCCTCGCACCGCCGGCCGGCGCCGAGATGTCCGATGAGGACGCCCGGCTGCGCCTGGCCCTGGCCCTGAACCTGTAACACCGCCTGCCGCACGTTCGGCACGCCGTACCCCACGCCGCCCGCCCCGCGCGGGCACCTGGGGCAACACCTGGCGATCAACCGCAGGCACGCATCCACACCCACAACCCAAGGAGCACCCATGTCTCGTGTCGAGACGCTCCGGGCACGGGCGGACGAACTGCGTGCGCAGATCGACCAGTACCGCGAACGCGGTTCCGCCCTGCTGTCGGAGAAGACGCTGACCACCGAGCAGCGCACCGAAATCCAGGCCATCACCGAGAAGACCGCCACCGCCCGAGGCGACCTCGCGATGGTCAAGGCCGCGATCCTCG